ATGACCTCTAAGGGCAAACCGGCACCCCTACATTATGTAGATTTCCGGACCCTTTTAGCTGAAAACGAGCAAATGCTCACAGACAACAGGCTCTAAAATACTAGAGAGAAAGGCTTCTTCGGTTTATAAACAAAACTAAAATTTGGTTTAAAACCTCGAGGCTTCTCAACAACTATAGAAGAGTCTAAGTACTGTCCCTCAAATTTTATGAAGTCAGAATGAACTTTGAATTCAGGATTATTAAGATCTTTCATAAAGTCTAAGACTTTAAGAGGATTATCTAAAATATCTTTATTCAATGACTCATTATGCTCATAGAATTTGAGATCTTTAACTTTACCCTGTAGGTATTGGTAATCTTTAAGTAAACTTTCTAATGTTAAGTCAGCAAAAAGTTTCGAACTATAGAAAGGAACATTATTAAAATGTCCTAATCTAAAGTGATTCAAATATGCGAACTTATATTTATTAGTTAACCTAGAGAAACCACGACCTACAGACAAATCTACATCTAGACCTTTTCTAAGATACGATAAATTAGGTATCGAAGTATTGTCTGGACAAATAAAGATATCTGCAATAGGTCCAAAATCTTGAACATGTTTTAAAATATGTTTTTGAAATATAGGATCTTTGTAATAACTTTTATTACGTAGACTTGCTGTTTTGTTAAAGTTTCTTTCTTCTTCCGTTACAGAAATACCAAGTTCTGTCTTGAAGTTTCAAGATCGGAAAGGTAACGAGTTAAGACTGAAAAATATGTCTTCCCTCAATTCCTTGACTGATCATGATTCAAGGTCCTTGATGATACAATCGATCCTCTTTAGTAATACGTTTTTAAAAGTAGTTGAATTAACAGCTGCTTGAAAATACTCTTTACGAGGGATTATCTTTGTATCAAAAACTCCTGTTTTAAGATAAAGACTTACAACTTTAGTTATAAGACCAGGTTTCATTCAATCAATCTTTCTACCAAAAAAGGAAAGAGGATTGTCTGTACTGGTCGTTAAACTAAGAACTTGGGATAAACTTATTTTTCCCTTTTGAAATAATTGTGTTAAGAAACCAACTAAAGGATAGATAATATCAAGACGTTTGTTCAAACGTGTTTTATTACCTATGGATAGGATCTTAAAAAGGTCCTTTCCTCAACCTCTATTAATAAGTTTAGTAGTTAAGCTCAACCGACCAAAGAAATTATTACAAGATAATAACTCTTTGAAAGGTAAAGCAGAAACATCTATACCATTAATAGCTGTTCTTTTAGCAAATTCCACAACGGGTTTGTCTTTAGAAATAATAGATTTGGATAAGTTGATAGAAACACCTAATACTTTACAAAGTTTAAGGTATTCTTCAGCTATGTCCTTTTCAAATAAAACTAAGTCATCCCCTAACACAACATATTCTTGATACCATTGGTTAACTTTAACCTTTCCTAGGTTAAATGCTAAATATTGTATCATAAAATGATGAACAAGATTTAACATTGCTCAGGAAGATAAAGCACCCATAGGTTGACCAACTGCGTAACGAACAGAAGAAGGTAGGTCATAATCATCAGTTTGTATTACAAAATCTCGATTAACCAAAATATTACCTCAAAGATCTCCAATCTTTTTTCCATAAATAGAATTAAGTAAGGATATCTGAGACAATATTGGAAGTCGGTCTGTTGCAGCTGAAAGATCAAAACCATAAGAACAGTTGTACTTTAATGAAAGAGTACAAGCTAATCTAAAACCTTTATCCTGATCGTGGGTACAATCATTAGGAAGTAATTTGAAAAGAGAAAACAACTGGTCATGTAAAGGACTAAGTAATGATTGTGTAATTACATCAACCATTGCAAAAATTCTTAACTTACCGGCTGCTTCTTCTTTAAAAGATAACTTACCAATAGGAGTATCTGCCAAACGCTTAGGGTCAAAATCAAAGGATTTGAATAAGTATTCTATATTAGAAAAACAAGTCTTCACATTGTTAGACTTAGTTATTTCTATCCACTCCATAATTGATTTAAACACATTAGGATTAGTGTGTTTTAAAGCAAAATACGAAGAAAATAGAGACCTATAACTTTTAGGACCTGCGGGAGATGATTTGATTAAAGGTTTAATCCTTCAACATTTCAAATCCTTTATTTCGGTATTAAGAAATTTTGATACATAATGATTGGCATGTAGTTCCATTCATTTGTTAAAATCGCTTAAACCAATAAGGTCCCCATTGAATCCATCTGTAATAGTACTAATTTTTGGTTCACAAGGTAATTTTATAACTCTATATAAAGAAAAGAGGGATAAATACATCCTTATGATTCCATAACTAGTATTACAAATTGAACTTCTGTCAGTTAATTTAATAACTGAGGGAAGTCCACTTTTGGACAATCGTGGGAAGTTATAGTCTGGTTCTATCTCTCTAAGAGATCTTAGAGGTTGACCAGCTAACTTTTTCTGAATAGCTAATTGACAAGCCTTTAGGTATTTAGTTGTGTATACAGAACCATGTCTTCTATTCATTTTAATTAAATGGAAGGCAAAGTTATGTAACATTCTAAACCGGGAAGTCTCTTTAGTACTTAACAATGAAAGAGTGACAATACGTCACCCTACATTCTTAAGAACTACTATCAAATGTTTTTCATTTGAAAGGTTGATCATAGAACCTGCCTTATATACGTCAGTGTAGAGCTTGAAATTAGAAAAGAACGAAGATGTGAAATTATTATTATTTTTCATGTTTAGTTTAAATTTAAAATCATCGACTCATCACTGAGTCGGCACAGTCCTCAGGCACACATATTTGTGGAACCATGAGGGGGGCCGATATTAGAGACCTCGCTTGTAAGGTCTTGTTGGTATATAAGCTGGAACTATTCCCGCTGTTCTCCAAGGAGGACGGCAGACCAATAGGAACCACCCGCCTAATAATGTTTTATTAAACCTAGGTGTAATAAAACAAAGCAATTAGACTTAGTATTTCTCCACTTGCAATCATAGTATTTTAATTTAAGGATTAAAATCCAATTGACTGGTTAGAAGGTCACTCGACCTAGATTTCCAGAGGGGGAAACCCCTG